CGATAGCGTGATAGTTTAGGTTCAAATAAACATTCTAGTTTTTGTGGAAACTGAACCCTAGCAATTGCATCTTTAAGTTGTTGTTGATCCATCTGACTTTACAAAGGTGACTTGTATGCCTTCAAGTGGCGTGCCGTCAATATTACCAAATTTAGTGGTATTGGTTTCACCCCAGCCCATTTGAGCTTTAGTCCACCATATTGCAGCAGTTGTGTCACCTGATACAGCTTTGTTGTATAAAGATTTAGCTACTTGAGCCGATGCAGTTGCTTTACCCACCGCTAGCTCTTTCTCATAGTGTTTGCGTAGCGTTACATCAGATATGCCAAGTAATGCCGCTATTTGCAGTTGAGGCAATCCTAGCCCTGAAGCACTTAATACTTGCTCTTTAGTCTTCTCTGTTGGTGTGTGTTCTAACATCTTTTTTATTGACCCAAAGTGTTTTTAATAATGTGTATTTAATCAAACGCTTACAAGTTTAGTTAAAGTAAACTCTAATTGCACAACATTTAACTTATTCTTATTGCTTAAAGTATCCAATTTAGCTTGGGCTTTAGCCTTATGTGTAAATATACACTCATCTAATGGTGATTGATCGTGCCTAAATACAATAAACCATCTTTTATAGGTCATTTTGTATTAACTCGGCTTTCTTACCTGTGAAATCTTCCCATCTTTTAACTATTACATCACAATATTTAGGGTCTAATTCCATTGCATTACATCTTCTTCCTGTTTTTTCGCAAGCAATTAAAGTGCTTCCACTACCACAAAAAGGTTCAAATACAATTACTCCATGATTGCTAGAGTTTAATAAAGCTCTTTCAATTAACTCAACGGGTTTTGTTGTAGGATGTAAATCGGATCGTTTGGGCCTTTTACATTGCCATAAATCTGATTGTTTTCTATCCTGAACAGTCCATATTCTTGGGCCATCAGACTTCCATCCATACCATATAGGTTCATATTGAGTATGATAATCTTTTCTTGATAAAACTAAAGTGTCTTTAGCCCATATAATTGTAGATGACCAATGAAAATCAGCGTCTCTTAAAGCTTTGTCTACAGCAGGCCATTCTGAAGCACCCATCACACAATATATTGGACACCCTGGAAGAGTAACAATATTTATACAACCCATAGTTCCGCTTAAAAAGTCTTGCCATTCTTTATCGGTTGCAAAATTATCATTCATAATCTCACGTGCTTTATACCCTTGAGCATTATTTGCAAGATTTGTTCCGTAAGCAACGTTCCAGGGAGGGTCTGTTATAACTAACGAAGCTTTATTGCCATCCATTAATTTTTCAACTTGATCTATATTTGTAGAATCGCCACACATAAGTTTATGGTTACCTAATTGATATATGTCACCTGGCTTTGTTTTTGGTTCAATTGGCGTATCAGGAACGGCATCCTCATCGGTTAGGCCTTCAACTTGGTCAGGCTTTAATATGTCCGCTAGTTCTTTATCGGCAAAGCCTGTAAGGTTTAAGTCAAAGCCCAAGTCTTGTAAGTCTTTTAGTTCAATAGCTAATAGGTTTGTATCCCAATCCGAGTTTAATGCTAGTTTATTGTCCGCAATGATTAATGCTTTGCGTTGTTCTTTGGATAGATGTGCTAACTCAATGACAGGGACTTCAGTCATGTTTAGTTTTTTAGCCGCCATAATGCGACCATGGCCTGCAATAATTCCATTATCACCATCAACTAATATAGGATTAGTCCATCCAAACTCTTTGATCGAAGCCGCTATTTGCGTAACTTGATCGTCTGAATGCTTCCTAGAGTTGTTGATATACGGAATTAGCTCCGATAGCAACCTCTGTTCTATTTGCATTAGACTGTTGGTTCTTCAGGTGCAGGTTCAGCTTTAGCTTTGTCAGCTTCTTGTTGTTCTGCTATTTGTGGGATAGCTTGAGTTTTAATCTTGACTACGATTTGCTCTGCTACTTCCATTGGTAATTTATATAGACCTGCTACTACTAATTCTGCTTCTTTGATTTCAAGTTCCAACTTAATGGCCATGATAATATCCTTTTTTAGTTATTTAGATTTTTTTTTTGATGCTTCACGTTTTACCGCATAAGCTATTGCAACTGATTGCTTAATAGGTTTTCCTGCTTTGATCTCTGCCTTAATGTTTGATGTAAATGCTTTAGGGCTTGTAGATTTCTTTAACGGCATTATTTTACTCCCTTTTTTACTGTCTTTGCAGATTGTTTAAATGCTTCAGCTGTTGGTGCGCCTTTAGTGCCTGGCTTCCTCATGTGTTCTTTGCTGCCATGCTTGATTCTTTCTTGTTTTGCATGGATGTTTGCATATAGACCTGGTTTAGCTGCCATCTTCTTGCTCCTCAATAAATGCTACGTCTTGCCATGACATGATAAGAAACTTCTCACCGTTATCCATGACAGGTTGAAATTTAAGATACTCATCTTTACCCATAGTTCCAAATCTAATCTTATCACCTATTTTAACATGAACAGGCTCATACTTGCCTTCTTTGATCTTTTTGCCAGGGCCAACTGCTACTACTACGCCTGTATTGTATTCTTCATGGTATATAAAGCCAGGAATAGTTGATTTGGCTTCACGCTCAATTGGTTTTACTAATATCTTATCTGCAAAGGGTCTTATCATTTCTTAATCCTTTTAGGTTTAGTTTCAATTTGAATAGGTTTAGATTGTAATAGGTTATTAATAATGGGTTCAGGCATGACTTCGTCTTTAGTTCTTGCTACGTTAGCAAATATGAATTCACCGCACCATTCGCTAGGCGCTTTTGTAAGGGATTGTGGGTATCTATGACAAGAACCTAATTGACCACCTGTAATAAAAAATTTACAAGCTATACAACTATCTGTAGAATTTGATGTAGCCATTTAATAAACCTCCATTATTACTTGGTTAGAACTCCCAATCAGTCTAGGGCTGGTTGGGTTTTCGTTTTACTTACCTTCGTATTTATCTTCTAAATCGTATGAAGCTCTTTTGTGTTCATAACAAACTTTTTCTGAACTACCGCCTTTAAATTGCTTATCAGCACCGACAGCATCCATCTTACCCATACCAACGCCACCTTTTACTGATTCTTTTCTTTCACCTGACATATCAGAAGCTAAAACGCCTTTAGGCATTTTCTCACCTGATGCACCTGGTGTATATTTTTCTTTATCTTTCATACCCATGATAAGTTCCTTATTTTAATCTTAAATTTAGCTAAATTTTCACAAGCTATTTAGACTCGTGAGCTTTTATTTTAGCAGAAAAATGAGCTTTAAGTATCTTTATTTGTTCTATATCAATCTTTATTGTGTCGTTATTAGATTCGAGTGCTTCAACAGCGTGTATTCCAATTTTTCTAATAAGTCCGAGTCGGTATCGGATGAGATTACCAGATAAATGGGTGTTACAGGCCGAGCATTGTCGGTGACAGTTAAGCTCGTTAAATCGAAGGTGTCCTGCACTTCCAATGCTTCTGTAATGGCCTGCATGATATGCGTAGGCACTCTTTGACCCACAACTAATACAACCGTCATCTTGATCCCTTAACCTAATATATTTATTAAATGTTACTTGTGTGTCTTTTAACCAATCGGATCGGCTTTTTAGTTTTAACTTTGCTTCTTTAACTTCTTTTTTGACAGTTTTAATTCTTTTGTCTTTAGCTAACTTTAATGCACATTCAAACCCACATACTTGTTGTAGTGGTTTGTTTGGCGTGAATTCTACTTTACAAACCTTACACTTCTTGGGCTTGATCGGTTTCACTAAATCTTACTCCTAAATCTGCACCATAAGCGTATATACTTTCTATATACAAATTAAATCCATGCTTGGTTAATTTTTGAGTTGATCCAATTAATATTCTTTTGCCATCAGGCGTTTCTTCGTATTTTTTATAACCATCTTTAACTTGTGCAGGATCAGGAAAATCAGGTAAGAATTTTTCTTTAAAGTATTCATGCCATATTAAAGCTGAATATTGTCTGCCATGAACCCATGCTTGTGTAGCTATGTCGTTTAATGGGCCTGCCCACATTAAAGCGTTTGCACTTAATGATCTGCCTTTTTGTTCTTCACGAATAATAACTTCAAGTGGCCGTTCTGTATCTATTGGTGCATTTTGTATTGCGCTTATGGCTGTATCGGCTTGCAGCTTTCCTACAAGTCTAATAACTTTAGGTAAGTAATCTGTTCTCATGGTGTCGTTTCTCGTAATCATTGCGACAATCTATATCGCAAAAACGTTTAATAGAAGG